ATAGCAAAAAAGAAAGGTCTTTATCGAGGAAGAAAACCAGCTTTAACACCTGAACAAGTTATATTGGCCAAACAGCGGTCGGGTTATGGAGAAAATAAAACTGCAATAGCAAAGAGTTTTGGTATCACAAGGGAAACTCTTTATAAGTACATGCGCAAAACATAAGCAATACGCAAGTACATTGCGCATGTCCACCAAATAGACACTCTACAAAAGACCTTTTGAATATTAGATAATAAAGTTATGAGTGAATTAATTTACCAACTAGAAAAGTTTGGTGATGTGATCGACGAGGCACTACCGCTCGTTATAAAGCATTACAATGAAATAGCACATTATAAAGACATTCCTCTTGATCCAGATACCGACATGTATGTAAAGATGGAAAAGTTAGGAATACTAAAGGTATTCACAGCTAGAAAATCTGGGGAACTTGTTGGTTATGCCGTCTTTATAGTCAAGCCTAACCCTCACTATAAAACATCCGTACAAGCCATACAGGATGTCATCTACATTGATCCAGCGTGCCGAGGCTTTGGTCACAAATTTATTATTTGGATTGATCTCCAACTTAAAGACATGGGTGTGAAAGTCGCCTATCAACACGTAAAGGTGGCATACAATTTCGGACCTATGCTTGAGCGTATTGGATATAAATTGATCGATTATGTATATGGTAAGAGGCTAGGTTAATGGCAGGTAGTACAGCAATTGTTGCGGCTGCAGCGTACTCTGCTTTCTCTTCAGAGGAACAACGAAAAGATGCTAAGAAACAGCAAAAAAAACAAGAAAAGAAAGCTGATAAATTGGTGGCAGAAGCCGAAGAAAAAGAGAATGTTAAAGATGCAACAACTCAAAGAGATGCAGCTAGACGTAGACAGCGGTTGCGTTCTAAAGGATCACAAGGAAGGCAAGACACTATTTTAGCTGGTGGGGCTGGCACAGGTGTTGGTGAACAAGGTGCTAGAAAAACGTTGTTGGGGTTATAGATGTCAATATCAAGGCTTAAAAAGTATGAGTTATTACGCGTAGAGCTTGAAAATGAGAGGGCAAGTTTTATTTCTCATTGGCGTGACCTTGGTGATTATATATTGCCAAGAAAGACTAGGCTCACAGTTACGGATACAAATAGGGGTGAAAGAAAAAATCAAAAAATCATTGATTCTACAGCTACACTTGCCGTACGAACATTAAGATCGGGAATGATGAGTGGTGTAACATCACCCGCTAGACCTTGGTTTAAGTTAGATGTGGTTCGACCTGGTATGTCTGAAGTTTCAGGGGTTAAAGAGTGGCTAGATAACGTCACAAAAGATATGATAAATATCTTTCTTAAATCTAATTTATATAACGTGTTGCCGACTCTTTATGGGTCGCTTGGAACGTTTGCAACTGGTGCAATGGCCGTTGAGGAAGACTTTGATGATGTTGTTCGTTTTACGGAGTTTCCTATTGGTAGTTACTCAGTATCAAATGATCATAAAGGCCGCGTAATCGTTTTTTTTAGAGAGTTGCGATACACAGTCAGGCAGTTGGTAGAAAAGTTTGGAAAGATGGATTCCAATGAAAAAATAATGAATTGGGAAAACTTTTCACCACGCGTTAAATCTGCTTATGAGTCTGGAAAGCTTGAAGTTTGGATTGATGTTTATCAATGTGTAAAAAAGAATGAAGATTATAATACAAACAAACTTGAAGCAAAATATAAACGATATACCTCAGTCTATTATGAGAAAGGTGTTACAGGAATAGGCAAAGAATCATTTTTAAAAGAATCAGGTTTTGATTCTTTCCGTGTTCTTTGTCCTAGATGGGAGAGGTCGGCAGAGGATGTATATGGGACTGAATGTCCAGGCATGATTTGTCTTGGAGATGTGAAGGCCCTACAGGTAATGCATAAAAGAAAAGCCCAGGCAGTAGAAAAGATGGTAAACCCTCCCATGGTTGCCCCTACCAGTATGCGGACAGTAACTACCTCCATACTTCCTGGGGATATTACCTACGCAGATGAAACGGAGAATCAAAAAGGGTTTAGGCCTGCTCAAGAAGTCAATATACAATTACAACCGTTGCTATTGGACATAGAACAGCATCAAGAACGAATTAATAAATCATTTTATGTGGATTTGTTTTTAATGCTTTCATCGTCTGATAGACGACAAATAACGGCTACTGAGGTAAACGAACGACATGAAGAAAAGCTTTTAGCTCTTGGTCCCGTTTTAGAACAAATTAACCAAGACTTGCTTGATCCTCTTATTGATATCACATTTGAGATTATGTTGAAGCAAGGACGTGTACCAGAGCCACCACCTGAAATACAGGGAGAAGACCTAAAAGTTGAGTACATATCAATTATGGCACAGGCACAAAAGCTTGTAAGCCTTGGTGGAATAGAGCGATTTAGTGGGTTTGCTAGTCAAGTAATCTCAGTTAATCCAGAAGCATTGGACAAGATAAACATAGATGAATTACTTAATATCTATGGCGATTTGACAAGCATACCACCTGGAATAGTTAGATCAGATGAAGATGTCGCTAGTATGCGAAATGCGAGAGCGGAACAGCAAAGAATGGCGCAAATGGCAGAGTTGGCCAGACAAGGAGCACAAACAGCTAAAGACTTATCGGGAACGGATTTAGAAGGCGACAACGCATTATCACGAATGATCGAGAAAGCTAAGGCAGGGCAACTTGTTCAACAATAAATAAGAGGAATTAAATTGAAAAAATACATTACAACGGAAGAAGTCGGTTTAATCATTGCGGATATCAAAGAAGTATCCGAAATGTGTCTTTGTGAGAATTAGATATGCCTAAAAATAAAGCACTTGTAGGCAATGCCGCAGACCCTAGTCAGGTAAGGAAAGCTAAATGTGATGAGGAGTTTTTGAGAGATCAAGAGCTATCTGATATGCGAGATATATTAAGAAATAAAGAAGGGAGGAGATATTTACTAAGAACTTTGAAACGATGTCATGTGTATAAGACAAGTTTTACAGGTAATAGCACCACATTTTTTAATGAAGGCAAAAGAGATATTGGATTACGGATATTAGCAGACATTACAGAAGGATCACCAGACCTATACGCTGTGATGATGCAAGAAGGACAAGAGGAAGGTGTTAAATTATGACTACAGTAGAAACAAAACCAGAAAACCAGGAACCCACCAAACAATCTGGCGATGACTCAGCTACCCCCTCCACCTCACAGGATGAGGGAAAAGCAGAGAAGTTTTACGGCAAAGAGGGTGAATCACCAGAGAAGGAAGCAGACGCATCAAAGGAAGGTGATACCGATGATGATAAAACGAAAGATACCGACAAAGCAGATGATAACGGTTCTAAGGACTCTGATTCAGATGGTAAAGACGGCGGTAAAAAAGAGACGGATGACTCTGATAAGGAAGAAACTAAAGTCCCAGAGAAGTACGAACTTAAGCAAGAAGAAAACTCACTATTAAACAAAGGTCAATTAGAGGAGATTGAAGCGTATTCAAAGCAACAAGGATTCTCAAACGCCCAAGCTCAAGAGCTGTTAAATAGAGAGGAAAAACTACTATCTGGTTACAAGGATTCTCTTGACGAAGAGTTTTCCCAAAAAACAGAGAAATGGTTGGAAGATATCAAGACCGATAAAAAAATTGGAGGGGAAAATTTTAAAAAGAACATCGAGACGGCAAAGCGAGTTATAGACAAATATGCCAGTAGCGAGTTTAAAAAAGTTCTCAATGATTCAGGTTTTGGTAATCATCCAGAGTTAGTTAGGACGTTTGTAAAAATCGGAGAATCTATGTCAGAAGATACCTACGAAAAGAACAGTCCAGATCAAAAGAAATCGAAACAGTCGATTGCTGACAGGTTTTATGGATAGATTAATGTCTAAACATACAATAATTCTTAATGAATCTTTAATAAGACTGGCTAAAGGAATGGTAAAAGCTTGGGAAGAATGGATTTATAGGAATAAAGAAATAAAGAAGTAAACAAAAACAAAAACAAAAAATTAGTTCGCAATTAGGACTCGGATCGCCTCTCCTAATAATCAGCCTCCTAAAATTAGGAGAATTTATAATGGCAACATTAGGAGCAAATGTATTAACACTAGCAGATTGGGCCAAACGGCTCGATCCAGACGGAAAGACCCCAGATATCGTTGAGCTGCTATCTCAAACTAACGATCTTTTATTGGATATGGGATTCAAACAAGGGAACTTGCCTACAGGTGAGAGAACAACTATACGTACTGGGTTACCTACTGTTTATTGGAGAACATTAAACGCGGGAACACAACCAAGTAAATCAACAACAGCTCAAGTTACTGAATCTTGTGGAATGCTAGAGGCATGGTCAGAAGTAGATAAGAAGTTAGCCGAACTAAACGGACAGGTTAATGAGTTTCGTTTAAGTGAATCTAAAGCGTTTATTGAAGCAATGAATCAAGAAGCAGCAAGCACTATGTTTTATGGTAACTCTAATCTTGATCCTGAAGAGTTTAATGGGTTAGCGGTTCGTTATAATAGTCTTTCGGCTAATAATGCTCAAAATATTGTTGATGGTGGTGGCTCTGGATCTGACAACTCCTCTGTTTGGTTAGTTGTTTGGGGCGAGCAATCATGTCACGGTATTTTCCCTAAAGGGTCAAAGGCTGGATTAGAGCATGAAAACCTTAATCTAGTAACAGTAGAAACTACAGCCGGAGTAGCTGGGTCACGTATGCGAGCATATCAAGATCATTGGACTTGGGATATGGGTATCGTTTTGAAAGATTGGAGATATGTAGTACGTATCCCTAACATTGATATCTCTAACTTAGTCGCGAAGTCTTCAGCAGCAGATTTAATCGAATTAATGATCAAAGCTATCCACCGTATTCCTAATTTGGGAATGGGTAAACCTTGTTTCTATATGAATCGAACAGTAATGCAAATGCTTGATATACAACGTCGTGACGATGTTATTTCAGGTGGTGGTTTGGTTTATAAAGATGTTGATGGAAGAAACACGGCAACATTTAGAAATATCCCAGTTCGTATTTGTGATGCGCTCACAGAAACGGAAGCACAAATTACTTAATATTAGGAAAAAAAAGGAGAAATTAAAATGTTTTTAGATGCACAAAACCAATTTGATGATAATGCGGCACATTTAACAACCGAGGCTTCAGATAACCTGATAGACCTTGGTGGCGCAAGAGATTTAGGAGTAGGCGAAGAGATTTATTTTGTAATACAGGTAGATACAGCGTTTACAGACGCATCAAGCAATTCAACAATGACAATCACTTTAGAGACTGATGATAACGCCGCTTTTTCTTCTGCTACTACGGGGCAAACAATTGGAACTTTTGCCGCCCTTGCTGTTGCAGGAACAAGATTAGTTGCTAAATTGCAACCTGAAGTGATTAATGAGCGATTTTTGCGAGTAAAATACACGGTTGCTAACGGGAACTTATCGACTGGTAAGTTTACTGCTTTCTTAACCAAAGATTTACAAGCTTATACGTCTTACCCAGATGGAATAACTATTTCATAAAGGAGAAAAATTGGATGATTAAGGTACAAGCAACAAAATTAGGATTTTACGGAAATAGACGACGTCGTATAGGTGATACTTTCAAAATTGCCAATGAACAGGCATTCTCAAAAACGTGGATGAATCGTTTAGATGAAAAAAAAGATGTTCTTATCGATGCGCCTAAAGATGAAGATACTACGAAGGAAGAAACCCTTACAGTTGCGAAACCTGAAGATGGCGGGGATTGTTCCCCGCCTGAACAAACCACAGAGAATAACAATAAAGAAAACGACTCTGAGGGTGATCAGGATTCGAGACAACCAGAAATCGAAATTAAATCTAGTGATAAATTTGAACAATTATCCGAAAACAAATTAAAAAATCTCAACAGGGACGATCTTATAGCTAAAGCTGTTGAAATTGGATTAAGTGAAAACATAGATTTAACTCAGCTAAAAAAAGCAGATATAGCACATTTAATTATTGAGACTTATAACGCTTCGGGCAATGAGTCGTAAAAAGGAGTTTGAATAATGAGTAACGAGATAGGAGAACATAACTATACCAAACAATCTTTTACCACAGAAACAGGGGAACAGACTTTAATTCCTGTTAATTCTGAACATGATGTAACTATTTCTTTAAAGGGAACTACATCAGATGACATAGATATAGAGATTGTTTTGGACAACCCTGATGATTCGCCAACACGCTTAAAATTAGTTGAAAATGTTTTAGCGGCCAATGCTTTGTATATTAAAACTTTAGAAGGGCCTATACGTGGAATTGGTATTGATATTGATGGTAATTCTTCTAACGATATAACGTTGCAAGTTTTGACATCTAAGCGGTCTGGATAATGATAGCTTCATTATATCAATCTATTCTTAAAACGGTAGATTCCTTATTGTTTTGGGATAATGCTTTTAAATTTTCAGTAAAAACAGACAATACAGGAACATCTAATAATGACCAATTCACTATCCCCACAGTATCTGGTGGGGTATATGACTGTACCGTTTATTGGGGAGATGGTAGTGCAGACATAATAACAACCTGGAATGATGCTGCTTGGACGCATACTTATAGCTCAAATGGAACATACGAGATAAGAATAGTAGGAATTTTCAAAGGGTTATCATTTTACAATGCCGGAGATGAAGAAAAGTTATTAAATATTTCGCAATGGGGACTCTTTAATCCTAATAATTCAACATCAGTATTTTATGGTTGTTCTAATTTAACTATTACAGCAACAGACGCTCCGGATTTTACAGGAGTAACTACATTAGTTTCTTTTTTTAGATCATGTTCTTCTTTGACTACTGTTCCATCTATGAATTCATGGGACGTTTCAAATATTACTAGCATTCAGAGCATGTTAAATGAGTGCGCAGCTTTTTCTCAAGATATAAACAATTGGGATACATCCTCAATAACAAACATGGCTTATGTATTCCAGGGATGCAATGCCTTCAATAATTCTTTGTCCAATTGGAATACTTCGTCTGTAACAAATATGAATACTATGTTTGCTCAGATGGCTATATTTAATCAGGATCTTAGTGC